ATAAATTTTTAGAAATAGTTAACCCTATACTAACTGCTGTTAAAAGTGGTCGTGGAATCTCAGATTCTTTTATTAAAATAGATGACTCTGTTGAAGCAAAATTAAAACATGAAATGAATGTTCAGATTGGAGTAAAACCAATTGGAGCTCTTGAATTTATTAATATTGACTTTATTATAGCCGATGATGGATTTGATTTTAAATCACTTTAACAAATAAATCAAAAATCCCCGTTAGAAACCAATCTAACGGGGATTTTCTTTTCTGAACTTCGAGAGAGGTTGACAGTTTTATTGTTAACTAAAAAACACATTAAAAAATCCACCCCAATAAAGAATTGCGGCTGTGATTATAATACTGGCACTTGTTGTGTAAATATTATATTTTTGACCAATTTCTGGTCGTGGTTTACCATGTCTTAAAGATGTTATAATTAAATTAAATAACCATAGTACTAAAGTGATTATCTGTGGAGTCATAGTTATTTATATTTCTAAATCTTTAAATATTAATAACACTAACGTTAGATCTATCCCGAATTCCCATAATTTACTTGCTTGGTAAGCAATAGCTGCATCTCTAAAGCATAAAATTATTACCAACACACATATTATATTCCATATAAATTTCCACATATTATTTATTTTTCTGAATATTTCCAATCTATTTTGTAATTTATTGTTGAATAAATTCCTGGTTTTAACCCTACACCAATAAATTGTACTAATAAACTCATTATAAATTCAATATTATCAACAAGATACATATGGTAAGATAACATTTCTGTCTCTGCTTCAAATCCAAATTTTTTACCATTGTAATCCGTTTCGGTTCCTGGTGTGAATTTATCCCATTTACCTAAAATAATAGCAAGATCTTCCATTAAATAATCTCCGCCATAAGGGCTGTATACATCTAATTCGATTTTATAATCGCCGACCTTAGTAAATTTAAAATTTTTTATTAATAAAATGTGCTCGTTTGTTAAATTTAATTTTATTTTTGACATGTTTTAATTAATTTTATTATATTATTTTTATTAATTATTCTTGTATTTTCAAAACCATCTATTTTGACTTCAATAACATCTTCTATTTCCATTTTAGTAGGATTAAATAATTTATCAATAGAAATTATTTTACCTTTTAATTCATTAAGATTGTTTTCTTTAAAGTTAATAGTTTTAATACTATCTCCTGTGTTAAAATAATTTTCCCCTATCATTTTACTCTAAAATTTTAATATAACCACAAAAATTATTTTTATATTCCTTAACTAATTTTTTTGGTACATTTTTTATGTTTGTTAGTTCAACACATTCAAACTCGTTATTATTTTGAATTGATATGTATTTAATAGTAAATATATCATCTCTATATATATAAATTATATTTTTTAATGTTTTTTTAAAAATAACTCTATATCTTAAGTCTAATATTTCATTATTATAATGATCTAATTTTTCAAATTCATTCTGGTATTTCAGTGGGACTTCAATAGTATTTGCACCACCAATTAGTGTTTCGGAACATATCTTATTTGATATCTCCTTAATTATAATTAATAAATACAACTTTAAATCTTTATAATAAATCTCCTCATAAAATTTACAGTTTTTCATGTTATTTTATACAAATGTACGAATAATATTTAAGAAAAACAACTTTATTTTAATTTATTTTATTAAAAAAATAAAAAACACTATATTTATTTATATAAAATTAATATTATGGATACAATAAAATTAAAACAGTGGTTTAAAATTAGTTTTACATTAGATTTTACTAGTAGTAAACTTTTAGCTTATATTATTGTAGGGCTTGGCACCTGGGTCTCATTAGCTTTAAAATCTGAAGCGCCTTTTACTATTTCTGTTTTGGCTGGTACCGCTTTATTCGGCGTTAAAATGTACACAGATAATAAAGTTAATAAGCTTGGTGATAAGATTATTGAAAATGTTGAAAATAAAATTGAAAATACAATATAATATTTTAAAGATAATTACCAAAAAAATAAAAATATCTGTATTTATATTTAAATAAGAAATTTATATACTATCCAATGACTAATAACGAAGAACAAGATATTCTGAAGCATTTACATTTCCTACAGATACCCACGAAAAACCATCTGAGGTACTTAAAATAAATACCGATTTGCGTCCTGAAATGAAACCAGAGGGTATTAATAAACCTATTGATTCTATAATTGATAAAATAAATATAATTAGAAAATCAGCAATTTCAATTATGGGTGAAATCGACCCATCTGAAAAGGCTGATGATTATAAATCAATAAGAACAATTTTAGATGCTTGTGATAAACTAATTACGCCTAAAGCTGAAAAATCAGAATTAAATAACTAATTTAAAAAATAAAAATATGTCAGAATTATTAAACCAAATCCCTCTCAAATTTGAACCGTTGAAAAATAATAGATTCATTGTTAAATTTCCATCTGATATGGGTATTCAATCTTGGTTTGTTTCTTCTTCTGGTATGCCATCTATTAATCAAAATTCTGTCGAAATTCCTTGGATGAATACATCTACTTATGTATTGGGTCGTTATACTTGGGAAAAAATAGATGTTACTTTTAGAAATTTAATAGGTCCATCAACAGCACAAGCTATAATGGAATGGGTTAGATTAGAATCAGAAGAAGTAACTGGAAGGCAGGGTTACGCTGCTGGATATAAACGCGATGTTTCAATTGAATTATTAGACCCAACAGGGGTTTCGGTTCAAAAGTGGATATTAAAAAATGCATTTCCAACTACCGTATCTTTTGGGTCATTAAAGTATGATGATGATGCAATTAATGAGATAACTTGTAGTTTAGCGTATGATTATGGAATTTTGGTTTTTTAAAAATTAAATACAATTTCTTTATATATTCTTTTTTTTTATTTGGTTTGATATATTAATATGTCAAACCAAATTTTTTTGCTTAAATGAATAAAAAAATAATTATAATATATTTATAATAAATGAAACAACCTATTAATAACAATACAGGTATTAAACCTAAAAAAAAGAAAGAGGTTAAAGAATATAAATGTGGCTATGGAACATCTAAGCTTGAAATATATTTTAAAGAAAATTTTTTAGATAAATTGGAAATTGAATATGAATATCAAAAGGAATTCAAATCATTAAAACGTGTTTGGGATTTTTATTTACCTAAATGCTTGATACTCATTGAAATAGATGGGGATTATTATCATAATAATCCTGAAACAAATAAAAAACCACCAAATAGAATGCAAAATAAAAATAAACGTTCTGATGAAGCCAAAAATAGGTGGGCGGCTATAAATGGAATAGTTTTAATAAGAATATGGGAAAATGATATTCATAAAAAACCAGAAATGGTTATGGAGATGCTGCGAAAAAGAACTGGTGCCGAAAAAGAAAAACAAATTATTATTGAGAAAAAGAAAACTGGTGAATTTTACCATAATAAAACCTAACCAATTATTTAAACATAAAATAATTAAGCTAAAATATTTAATATAATAACTAATATCTAATGATGACAAAAGAAGAAAAAATGCGTGAGTCCGAAAGTGAATTTTTAAATGAAGCTTTACGTGAGGCGATAGAAAAAAATAGCCAGGGTGTAAATGCGTTGGAAAAAATAACACCTAAAATATCAAACCAACAAAAACTGTCCCCAAAAATAGTTGAAGATTATATTGAAGATGATTATATACCAGAGGTTAGTAATTATGAAAATGAAGAATTTGAAGGTGAAGAATCATATGATGTGGCTTACGATAAAATTAAATTACCAAGTAATGGATTAATCTATGGTAAAAACTTTAAAAATTCTAAGATAGCTGTTAGTTATTTAACTGGATCAGATGAAGATATTATATCTAATCCTGGTATTTATACGGAAACAATTAATGGTGAGAGTCAATTATTCGATGTTTTATTACGCCGAAAAATTTTAGATAAAAATATTAGGCCAGAGTTACTTTGTAATGCTGATAGGGATGCTATAATTGTATGGCTTCGATCTACTAGTTATGGTAATTATCCAATTTCAACTGTTGATCCAGATACTGGTGAACGTTTTGATACGGAAATTGATTTAAGTCAGATTAAACCAAAAGAATTTACTCTTACACCAAACGAAAATGGTTATTTCCAATTTGTGTTACCACAGTCAAATGATGTAATTGAATTTAGATTTCTGGTACATAAAGATGAACTTGATTATAATAAGTTATTACAAAAATCCAACAAAAAATTAAAAAAACACGCATTAAATAGTGCTAAGGATTTATTAATTGAAATTATAGGTGAAGATACATCTATTGATAAATTATCAAAAACAAAATTAGATAACGCATTAAAACTTGTCGATGAATACGTTGGTTCTATAGAGGATACAGATGATTATTTAAATGCAAAGGGTATTACGTTTAGACTTGAAAAATCAGTTATTTCAATAAATGGTGAAAAAAATAGAAATTATATTCATAATTATATTAAAAACATACGTGTATATGATTCGTTGGCATTAAGAAGGTTTATAACAGATAATATACCTTCTTTGAATTATCAAATAACCATTACCCGACCTGAAACAACAAATTCGAGTCTTGGAGGTGGCTCTGAATTTACTACGTTTCTTACGCTCGACGAAACTATTTTTCTCAATTACAAGTGATTTTAAAGGAAAATTATGGGATGAGTTTTGGGGGTGTCAGGCATATATTGGTCTTGATATGCCTTTAATAAAAAGTATGCCAGTTTATGAACGTAAATACCAAATAGCAAGGCATAATGATAAAACAAAAACAGATGCTGAGGAACGAGAATCCGCAATAAGAAATAGGAAGAATAAAAAATAATAAAACGGTAGGACTAATTAAACTGTTCTACCGTTTTATCGTTATGCTATCCACGCAAATAGGAAGAATATCCCAACTATTATAGCTATTCCAATAATTCTAGCAAAAAACCAAAGTAAAGTAACACCCCACCAATCATTTGAATCGTAAATTTCCTGTGTTCCCTTGACTGGCTCGTGTATCCAATATCTCTTTTCCATAATAATTTAATTTAAATTGTTTTAATTCTGTGTTAGTGAAATACAAAAATAAAACAATGTTTTCAAATAAACAAATAATTTAAGTATTCTTAAATCAAATTTTTAAAACCATATATTTATACTAAACAACTTTTAATATGGCAGATCCAGCATTAACCCAAAGAGATATAAATAAATTAATCGATACACTTGATAAGATTAACAATACATTAGGTAAAGTTAATTCTAATAGTGGTAAAGGGGGTACTGCACCTAAATCAGAAGTTAATTCTGAGCAACTAATGAGTAAAATGCTCACAAAAAAACTAAAAGATAACAAGGCTTATTTAGATATTATATCAAAAATAGAAAAAATTTCTCAATCAAATTTAAAATTGGGATCTGAAAACGAAAAATTAGATAAACAAAAATTAATTTATATTAAAAAGCAAGAGGAGTTAGAAAAGCTTCGTAATGCCAATACTACGTCTATGAAAAAAGCACAAGAAGTGGCTCATAGAAAAATGTTAAAAACTGCTTCGGATGATTATAAAAGAGAAGCCGATAAATATAAATTATTAGAAAAAGAAATAAAATTAGAAGAAGAAAAAGCACGAATAATTAAAGATGCTGGTATAGACGAATCAAAAGCTATAAAAAAAGAAGAGGATAGAGAAACAAGTAGACGAAAAAGAAAAGAAGCTTTCGATAATACAACAAAAGCTACAGAAAAATATTTATTAAAACAAGCTGGTGCTGCGTTGAATATAATGTTAGATGCTGATAGTGCAATTAGTAAAATGTCAGCTAATTATGGACTTTCTAAAAATGAATCTGGTGAATTAAAGAAAAATATTGGTGAAATTGCTTGGAAAACACAATTAATTGGTATTGGTACGGCTGATTTAGTTAAAATGCAAACATCCTATACTGATCAGATGGGTAGATCTGTTATGTTAGGTAAAGAAAATTTAGTATCAATGGCTGATACATCCGTGGCTTTAGGTTTAGGGGTGGAAGCGACTGGTCAAATGGCAGCAGATATGAACCTATTTGGTTCTGGTGTTGCTGATAGTATGGAAACACTTCACCAATTATCGGATTTATCAAAACAATCTGGTGTTTCATCAACAATTGCAGCTAAAAAATTTGAAGGGAATTTAAAGCTTGCAAATACTTATAATTTTAAGAATGGTATTGATGGTGTAAAGGAAATGTCTGTTTACGCTACAAAGATGGGTATTAAAATGGAATCGGTAGCTTCGTTTGCTGATAAAATTTCATCTCCAGAAGGAGCTTTACAGACAGCAGCTTCACTACAAGTTCTTGGTGGTGGATTCGCATCTATGGCAGATCCAATGAAATTAATGAATCAGGGTATAACTGATATGGAAGGCTTAACACAAACATACTCAAAAATGTTAGATGGTGTTATTTCTATTGATAAAACTACTGGTAAATTAAATGAAAATGGGTATGAAAAAATACGTATAAAAGCGGCTGCTGAAGCTGCTGGTATTTCTTTTGATGACATGATGACAGCTGCAAGAACAAAGGCTCAACGAACAGCAATAACACATGATGTTTCTTTAAATACAAATATTAAAACAGACGAACAAAAAGATTTATTAACTTCTCTCGCTACATTTGATAATAAAAATGGTGGCTATACTGTAAATGTCAATGGAACTCAAAAATCAATTACTAAATTAGACGCAAAAGATTTACAATCAATAAAACCCGATAAAGTTCAAATACGAGATATAGCAGAAAATACATTAGGAATAAAAGAAATATTAGATAATGGACTAAAAGCTCTTTTAACTGCTATTGTTGGTCCATTATTAACTGCGGTTAATACTGTTGCTAAATATATATTACAAGCATTTCATTTTTTAATGCCAACCGTTGAAAATGGGGCTAAAGGTATTTCAAATGTAGCGAATTCCTCAATGGGAGGAAAAGTTCTTGGTGATATTGGACAGGTTGGTGGAAAAGTGATGGCAACAAATGGGCTAAAAAGTTTAACTAAGGCTGGTTTAGGAATGGGATTGAGAGCTATTCCATACGTTGGAGGTGCTATTGATGCTGGTTTTGCGGTTAATGACCTGATACACGGTAATTATCGTAGTGCTGGTATGAATGCTGCAGCTGCAGGTGCTAATTTTATCCCAGGTGTTGGTCCTGCTATTGGGTTAGGAATAAATGCAGCAAATGCTGGTATGGATATTTATGGTGCAACTCACCCTGATTCAGCACAAGATTTATTAATACCTTCTGGTGGTGGAAGACCTATAAAATTAAATACTAAAGATGATGTATATGCTATGAAACCTGGCGGTGCTATTGAACAGTCTATAATGCCTCGTAATGATAGTTCTCATATTTTTAGTGGAGTTTCCCCATCTCATAATAATAATTCCAACAGTGGGGCTTATAATAATGGAAATGGAAATCATAAAGTTGATATTGGTGGTGCAATTACTTTAAATATGTCTGGTGGTGCATCAGCTAAAATAGATGTAAATGAATTAATGAAAAATCCTGCTTTTTTAAGGGGGTTGGCAAGAAAGATAGGACAAAGTCTTAATAAAGATGAAAATGGTGGTGGCTATAATGGATCATTTGGACCAGACTCATATTAAATTGTTCAATAAATTAAGGTGTTCATTGGCAATGAACATTTAACTATATTGAACAAAATATTTATCCAAAATAAGTTGTTTATTTAAAATATTATTAGTAGAATCGCGCGCGCCTGTTCCGTAATGTAAAATCTTAAGAACATATGTTTAAACATTTTTCATTTAAACGATTGATAAAAATAAAATTTTAAAAAGAAAAACAAATTTTTCTAACATATGTTTTAAACAATTGTTTAAACATATTTTAAAAAATATGTTAGAAAATAAAATTTTAAAAGAAAAACATTTGTTTAAAACATACGTTATGAAAATATGTTAGAATTTTTTGAAAATGTTTAAATAGTAAAAATATTAAAAATTACAATAGTTAAAAACGTTTGGCTTTCAGCCTTATTTCCATTCGTTTATTTTTTTTAAATTTTTATTGTTGTTTTTACAAATGTTATTCAAATTCCAACAAAAAAATTATTTCAAGGTATTTATCATCAAAGGAATATTTTAATTAAATAAAATCAATATGTTAGGTAAAGATATCAATAGCGTTTCACCAAAATTAAGAGATAATTTACTTATGCAGACAATAGGTAAATATCCAATGGTTACAGTTCCATTAATTAATCCAATAGGTACATCTGTTGATATATATAATTCTGTTCCTATATTAAAAAGCTATATTGCTCCTGATGGATTATTAACACATACCAACAATACAATCAACAATGATTTTTATTCTGAATATAGAAATTTAGATTCTAATGTAGTTGAATATATAAAAACAAAAAACATATATACCAAGGATAATACTTATTTAGATAAAACATCGAAAAGCATTGCTCAACAATCAGCCAATGCAGTTTTAGGATATTTATTTGGGGATACTGTAGGAGTAAGTATTACTGGAAATAATACTTTTAATATAAGTTCAAGCTATGAGATAGGTAATACATTAGCGGGAATGGCCGCAGGTGTTGCATTAGGCACAGAAAGCAAATTAGGCACCATAGCTCTACGTTCTCTTGGTTTGACATTAGCTAATTCAGTTCTCAATAAAACACGTCAAAATGAGGATTTATTTGGTTGGATAAAACAACCGTTGAGTTATTTAGATGCGGTTGATAAGTTGGATACTGAAAAGTTGAATTTATCAAGTGGATTATCAAATATAATTGGTGGATACTTTCCAATATATCTTTATTCTGAAATAAAAAAAGATGGTGGTGATGATTTTAATATTTATAAAAATGATTATACTTGGACTAATTTTTCAAGTGGAAAATATGCTTTTAATATAAATCATCCAGGATCGATAATTGATACGAGTAATATTATCACAAATAAGCAGTCTCTATTATATAAAACCCAACAAATGTTTATTAGTGGAAAGATAAAAACACTTGTTACTGATTATGAAAGAAATGATGGTGAAATTGGTACAATTACTAAAGGTAGAGCATTAAAAAATAAAGATGGCATTAATTATAGTAGAATTTGGACTGCAAATAACCAATATAATAATATAAAAAATTTAATAAGACCTTTTAATTCCGATACTGAAAATACACAAATATTAGAAAAAGATTTAAAACGTGTAAGGCCAGGGGCTAACGCATTAAAAACTTTTGGTGTTTTACAAGATGATGGATTTGTTAAAATATCACCTTATAAGGATTTCAATTCAAAGACAGACGTCCATAAATATATGTTATCTATTGAAAATTTAGCTTGGAAACAAAAGTCAGGATTTTTAGATACATTGATTCAAGGTAGTTCACAGGATGGTCCTAATGGTGGTAGAATTATGTGGTTTCCACCTTATGATATTAAATTCACGGATCAATCAAGTACATCGTGGAATTCTGATAACTTTATTGGTAGAGGAGAGCCAGTATATACATATTTAAACAATGAAAGAAGTGGAACTCTTAGTTTTAAATTAATTGTTGACCATCCAAGTATTCTTAATTACTATAAACAAAAAGACCCAAGCGGTATTAATATTAAAGATGATGATTATCTTAGATTTATTGCTGGTGTAGATGTTATTGATTTAGAAAATGATATAAAGGTAGAAAATACAACACCAATACCTGTAACTCCAGTAAAAGAAACAAAAACAAATACATTTACTTTTAAAATATATTTCCCAAATAATTTTAGTGGTATTGATTACACAGATCCACGAGATGTTATGAATTATTTATATAGTGGAAATGGGTGTAATTGGTCGGGTGGAAATGGATATGAAATTTTCACTGGTGATTGGTATGGGTTAAGTTCAGAAACTGAGTCACCTTGCCAGAATAATAAATATTATTATAAAGTTGACTCGGCATATGAAAATCAAGGTTTAACACCATTAACAAATTATAAAGATATTAATGCTAATGGTTTGAATTCTAAAAAAAATGAAAATGAAACATATTCGTTTTATGATTTAATTACTACGTTTGGTAATATTGATGCAAATAATAATAGTGCTGATCAATCAATTTTAGATGTATTAAAGACAATTACTAAAATTGAAATAAATGGTTATGCAAGTAATCAAGGAAGTAGTAGTCAAAACGTTGAATTATCAAAAAATAGAGGTAAGGTGGTTGAAAATTGGTTAAAAAAATATATTAATTTATATAATCCGAATATAAAAAAGGAAAATATAACATCTAAGGGTGTATTTAAAACAGTAAAAACAACTAATAAAGATACTAATTCATTAGAAATGAAAAAAGAAAGAGTTGTTTTGGTTAGATTAACAACGAGTTCAGAAACAGTTTTTAATGCACCAGATAAAACATCATATTCATCAATAAAAGATATTATTTCAGCTAAACCCCAATCATCAACGACCACTCGTAAAAAGGTGGATATGTACGGATATTCAGCCAGCAATCCTTCTAATGGTAGTAATTCAAAATTATATAATGATGAAGCTCAATTTTTTGAAAAATTAGGTGGTGATAAGGGTGGAACTGGTGATTTTATATTAAATAAATTTAGTGAAAAAATTAAATATTTTAGTCCAGCGTTTCATAGTACTACACCTGAGGGTTTTAATTCGAGATTAACGTTTCTACAACAATGTATGAAACAAGGTAATACTGATACTAATAATAATACTACATTAGGTGCTAATTTAGCATTTGGTAGACCGCCTATTTGTGTTCTTAGAATTGGTGATTTTTATAATACAAAGGTTATTTTTGATAATTTAAATATTGATTTCGAGCCTCTTGTTTGGGATTTAAATGTAGAAGGAATAGGTGTTCAACCAATGTTAGCAAACGTTAATTTATCATTTAAATTTATTGGTGGTTCAGATTTAACAGGCCCAATTGCAAGATTACAAAATGCAATTACATTTAATTTCTTTGCGAATACTGGTGTTTACGATGATAGGAATGATAGATTTATAACAGATGAACAAACTGGACAGTCAACAAATAATTATTACCCATTATATAATCCAGGTGTTTATGATGATCAAAATCTAAATACAGCCCTATTAAGTGATATGAAAGATTCTATAATAACTGGTATAAATAATAATATTAAAATATGAGTATAGATAGATACAAGCAATTTAGAATAAATGGAATGACAAAAAACATCCCATTTATTAAATTAAAATTTAAAACATCCGATAAAATAGAATATTATAAATTAGGTACATCACGAATGGATTTAATTTCTTATAAATACTATCAAGACGCAAGCTATGGCTGGTTAATAATGTTAGCGAATCCAGAATATGGTGGATTAGAATTCAATATTCCAGATGGTGTTCCATTAGTAGTTCCATTTCCACTTGAAACATCGATTACTCAATATAATTTTGAAATTGATAAATATATTAGATATTATGGAATTGTATAATTCTTTAAATAGCACAAAAATAAACTATAATATTATTAAAACCAAATAAATGTCAGATTCACCAACAATTGGAAAAGTTTTATATTTCGATCCAAACAACAGCATTGTAGATATAAATGGAAATATAAGTGATAAACCATCTGATCTAATGCAAAACCCAGAAGATCTTTGTATTGGGGTTGACTTACAGGTAACAGTTAAAAATCAGAGTAATATAACTTCAAGTGATAAAAAAACAACTTATAATTTAATTGGTCCGAATACTAAAATAAATTTTTTAGAAGGTGAAAATTTGGGTGGCGTAAATGTACTAACTGATTTTTTTGCTAATTTAGGCGATAAGGATAATGATGTTGAAAATATTCATGAGGCAATGTGTGTTAGTTCAATTGATATTGAATTTAGTTCATGGTATGCTGCATCGGTTGTTATTAATTTTACAGATGTTAGGGGTGCGTCCCTAATGTCATCGGCTGATTATGTGGATACTTTAAAGGATAGTAATTTAAGTGTTGGTGATAAAAATCAAAGTCTATTTAAATCATTTTTTGATTTTCCATATCCAATATATATCTTAAAGATTAAAGGGTTTTATGGTGATGCCGTTTCTTATCCTCTACATTGTTCTGATTTCAAAGCAACTTTTAATGCAACAACAGGTAATTTTGATATAGTTGTTAGTTTCATTGGTTACACATACGCAATGCTAAATGATGTACAAATGTCATATTTAATGGCTGCTCCTTATTGTAAATTTGCTGGTGCTGGTTCTGATTATTGGGATGCTCAGGTGGCTAATGGTAGATTTTTATCATCGGATGGGTCACCATTACCCAAATTAGTTTCATTGATGAATAAAGTCAAAGAAGGTGATTATCAAATAAAAAAAATATCGCAAAATTCAGTTTCAAGCGGGTTACAAGAAAAAAAGAACGAACGAAATATGCTATTTGATATTAAGGATAATTATTTAAAACCTTATTTATCTGAAATAAAAACAACTTACAATAGTGGTATTTATGATTACGAACTTAATTTAGTGAATATAAATTCAAAAGCAGCTACCTTAATAGATGGGACGCTAAACAATATATTAAATACACAAATAGATAATATAGATAAAAAAATACTTGAATATAAAGAAATATTTCCAACATCGATTGTTTTTAATTCATATAGTGGTAAAAGCTGGTTAAAACCAAAAAAATCGAGCGATGGTAATTTTGAAGTTATATTTAAACCAATAGGCGTTGCAATGGTTGATTTAAATAATAAATTAACCGAACAAATAGCCGACCTAAGTAATTTATTAAACAACGAAAAAAACAATAGTCTTACTGAGGTATATGAAATGAAACCAAATATATATAATTATTTTAAGGTGTTGGTTGCTCATATGGAAACATTTTATAATCTGATTTATATTTGCAAACATAAAATCCCTGAAGATAGACATTTTGATAAAAATATGGGTTTAAATTCAACAGATTTAAAAATTAAATATGATAAACAAGGGCAACCAATTTTATCTCCATTTCCTTGGTATTCACAACTTGGAAAAGATGGTAGAATGGAAGATGCTTGGATTGGAGAAGTTGCGCCTAATTTATTAGAAGTTGAACTTATCGATGCGTTAATAAATGCTAAGACAGATATACAAAAAGAATTAGATAAAATAAAAGTAAATGAAGTAATAAAAGAACCTAATAATATAGACCCAAAGGCTACTGTTACGATTGGTGAGCTTTATTATCCAATGAATGCATTTGATAATACAATTAATTTAATTGGAGGAAAAACAGAAAACCCATATAAAGATTTTAAAGAAAATGATATAAATACTATTTATGATCGCTTATTTTTAAGAACCTATATATCTAATTTATTATCTGGGGCTGCTACACATGTGGATTATAATCAAAATTTTGCATTAGCAGAATCAAGAAATATATTTGAGGAAGTTGGTGGAAATACTTTTAAATTAGAACAAATTCAAAATCAAATAAGAGTATTAGATGGTAAGACGGTTACCGATATGAGTAAATATAATAATACTTTTAGGGATAAATGGGCAAATACAGATAAATGGGTTTCAAAGTTTTTACCATTATTTGAAGATATTAATGTTAATTACACTTCTTATGGTAAACAAGTTGATTTATTAGAAAAAAGAAATAAACATTGGGTTTCGTTTGATCCAGATTATAATGGACAATTATTTAAGAAACAAACTAATTTTTCTATTGTTGAAGGTACAGAAAACGCAAATAAAATAACAAACGATTATTATTTAAAAATTATTAATAATATTAAAAACAGTGGTCAAAATTTTGATAAAATAATGAATAACTATTATTTTATTGATGATAAAAATGACCCAATTTCCTATAAGTATATAGGGGGTGATAGCTCAGGCACTAATATATTTAATAAAATATGTGAAGCTAAAAGACATCCACTTGATAATGTTAAGGCTAAAGAAAATTCAGTAAATACAAATGCCTTTATTGTTTACGATAAAGCTAAAATAAATCCAAAGTTTATATATCAAGAAAGTATTAATTTTGATACTTTATATAATATTTATTTACCAGCAGGAGGAAAAATATTAAATAGTAATTCTGATATATTTAAAAACTATCAAAAAAGTAAAGATCCTTCAGTGTCTAATAATTATTCATACCCATTTATTGGTGGATATTATTTTGATATTCCGTTTTCGCTTTTCGGTCATCCTTTCTATTATAATCAAGCTGGAACTTTTAATACATCCAATGATAAAAACTTACAAGTATCCGATTTTCATAAGGCTATATTATTTTTAAATTCATTGAATATTAATGTAAAAGAAACTGAATCTTTATTTTTAGAAAATAAAAATAATGGGGTTTACAATTCAAGTAATTATTTAAATAGAGCTTCATTTATGGCTCGTTTACCAAAAGCTTCTATATTATTAATAGGTGGAATGCTTTGGCAATTTAATAATTCATTTCCTTTTAAAGGATTAAAAGGTATTAAATTACCAAATAGAAATCAATATTTTAAAAAAAATAATTTATTTACATTAATAGGAGAGGAACAAACTAGTGTTAATTATGAAAATTGTAATTTATTTTTTAAAGATGAAAACAATCAATCAGTGGATAAATATAAAAGTATATTTAGTGTAGCTGAAGAAGATTTTCTAATTAAGGAATTTACAAATTGGGCAATAATTGATTGGCAAAAAATTAAAAATCAATTTGAACTAAGAATTAAAACTAAAGACGTTAACACAAATAAGACAGTTATTGGGCCACGGGGCTTGAAATCTTTAGTAGAAAATATATCAGAAATTTATTTAGAAAATAATATAAGCAATTTATATAATTATATTAATATTTCTAATAATAATTTTATTGAAAGATCAAAAGAGATAGAAAAAGAACATTCAAGTCAATATAAAGCTCTACAGGTATTAGATTTTTTAATTTTAATTAATAAAGATGATACCGTTGGAGTTAAAACAATTATTAATTTATTATTAACAGACTGCGTATTAGCATATAGTGGAAACAATATGAATGGTAATATTATTAATGTTAGCACTATGCAAAAAACAATGCTGTCTACAATAAACAACAATTTAGGTAGTATTAAAAACCCATCAGTTCAAACAGCACTCGGCATCACGAATATTAAAAATTCAGATAAAAAAGGTATTGCATCGATTGATTATAATCCCGATATGAAATTAGCTGTTTATTCTTATATAAAAACACTTAATGATAAGTGGGTTAGTGGATTTTCCGATCCATCTGAATACCAATGGATAACAAGTAAAAAAGATATTAACACAAAAGTTAGTCAATTTAAAGCACTACCAAATGTTGTTGGCGATTATTATATCCGAAATTTTAGGTTCATTGATAGGGCACATAATGATATAGGTGTGGATATGTTAATAAATTATAGACAATTATTTGATTTAATAGATTCAAACACAACCCAGAAAACGTTATTTTCAGCGATGACAGATGTTTTACAACAAAATCAAATGTTATTTTTACCAATGCCAAGCTACCAATCATTTGATAACGCAAAAGATTTTAGTAAAATATTTAAACCAATACCATTTGTTGAATCTAAATTAATGACTAATGATGTTGATTATGACACATCAATGTATTTATGTATGTATGCTGGTAGACCATCAAGTAAATTAGATCAAGGAAAAAATGGAATGTTTGATAATGATGGGTATTCATTTAATAAACCACATGAATTACCAAGTGATTATAAAACACACGATAATAATCAAGAAGAACAAGCTCAAGTACCAGCAATTGCTGTAAACTTTGGTCAACAGAATCAACAATATTTTAAAAATGTGCAGTTGAATATGTCAAATCCGAATACGACAGATGCATCTATTAGAATTCTTAAAAATTTAAATGACAGAGCAAGTCAAAACGCAACGGTAGAACCAATCGGACAAGATTTATTTAGTTTATATAGTCAATATTCATATTCTTGTGAAGTTGAGATGATGGGTTGTCCTCAAATACAACCAATGATGTATTTCCAATTGAATAATATACCAATGTGGAATGG